ATCAAGATGTACGGATAGTTTGTTAACTATTTGCAAAACTCGTTATGAGGAGTTAGGATATCCTAGAATATTAGATATACAAATGAATTTAGACACAGGATGTTTTGAAAGAGTGATAGAAGAAGATAAAAAACACGATTGGCAAGAAAGAAAGGATTTAGAATAATGGAATTTATATTATTGTATACGATAATTTATACCTTTATTGGTTTACAGAACGCAGGAGTATTATAATGAGTAAGTATGTAATAAATTATAAAATGGAGTTTAAAACTAGACCAAGCAAGTATGAAGTAGAATCAAAATTATTTAATTTATTAAGAGATGGTTTTACTTTGCGTACACCAGAAGAACAAGATGATTATGTTAGAGCAAAAGAAATAAGAGAAAAGAAAGGAAATTAAAATGGTACAATTAACAAAAGAACAAATAGAAGAATATACTGATAATGTTTTGAGGGATAATCCATTAATTATTAAAATAAAAACAGTTGTATTTGGTAAAACAAAAGCTGGAAGAAATAAATATCAAATACTCATCGCTAATTTAGATGAAATATCTGAATGGCAAAGTATATGGGGATTTACTCAACAAGAAATGGCTTCATTTTTAGGTTTTAAATTAAGAAAAACACAACAAATATTGACTGAAAAGAAGATTGTATTAAAACCATCAAGTATAAAAATGATGCAAATGAATGGCAGAATTAAAATTGAAGTATTTAAGAAAGGGTAAAAAATTGCCTAGAAAAAAAGTAATACAAAAAGATGGTACAAGTAACCATTGGAAGCGATTGATACATCATAAGCTATGTAGCTTTTGTGATAATGTTGCAGCACATTACCACAAGTTTAAATTTTACTGCGAAGAATGTTATGAAAAATTAATAAAGAAAGGAAAAAAATGATTATAGAAAACATAATGAAAGAAAACAAAATAAACCTAACACAAGTGTCTAAAGAGTTAGGTATATCTAAATCTTATACAAGTATGCTTTTATCAGGAGATAGAAAAGCAAGTATAAATTTATTAAAAAAAATTAAGGGTAAATATAATTACTCTTGGAATAAAATAATGGAGAATTTATGAATTGTTATAATTGTGGAACAAAATTGATATGGGGTGGCGACCATGATTGTGAAGAACACGAAGAATATAATATAGTTAGTAATTTAAGTTGTCCTAAATGTGATGCTTTTGTTTTAGTGCATTGGGATAAAAAAGAAGATTTAAAAAGGGAGGAAGTATGAAAGAGAAACTATTTTACTTTCCATTTTATCCTGCTTATTGGTTAGCAGATACCTCTGTGTTAACTTTAGAGGAAAGAGGTGCGTATATAACCCTAATATCTACAATGTACCTTCAAGAGGACTGTAGCCTGTTTAAAAGGCATTTACAGAATATATTAGGAATACAAGATAAAAGAAAATTTGAAAGAATTATGAAAAATATATATCCATTACTTATAGACAATGGAGAAAAAATAACACAAAAAAGAATAAAAATTATTAAAGATAAGGTGCAGGATATTATAACAAAAAAGAGTGAAGGTGGTAAAAAAGCTATGCAAAAAAGATGGAGTAATAAACCTAAAGTATATAATAAACCAAAGGTAGTTAAGCAAGGACCTATACCTACGTTATCTGCTGCACAAAGAGCTAGAAAGATGTTAAATGATGGTTATGAATAGTACGAACTAGGAGGAACATAAAAAATAAAATACAACGTATAGTAACATATCCCCATATTATTAACACTTGTTTTTGTTTAATAAATCCTAGTTCGTATAGAACAATATATATAAATTGTATGTAAAGACAAGTTTATTCTTCTTCTAATATCCAATTATTTAATTGTTTTTTATATTCTAAATATAATTCTGTATCTGCAAACTCTCTACCTTCGTTCATACATATCATAAAGTATTTAGGGTCATATACCAAGCAAGTACCATCATCATATTCTAAATTATGTGCATATACTTTATTTGTTACCGATACAAAGAATTTAAGAGTTATACCTACAGCTACACCAATAAATGCTAGTGTTACTACAGTAATTAAACCATATTTAATGTATTCTGCTATTTCTTGTTGTTTTTTTAATTTAGCTGCTCTTGCTTCTTTGATAGCTTGTTTTTGTGCGTCTATTCTTTTCTTTCTTTCTTGTAATATAAACTCCCAAGTTCCAGGTCCGAACCTTAAATTTACAAGGTTGCGAACATCATTTAAATGCTCTCTGGCTAATTTAGCATCAATAATTTCTTGAGCTACTGTACCTACTGCAAATGGGTCTGCTCCTGATTTATCTCTTTCTTTTATAACTTGTTGCTCACCAGTCATAGCTTTATCTATATGACCAATGATATCGCCTATATCATTACAGGTATCTATATTTTGTTTAATAAAATCTACTGATTTTTTTACTAATGCTATGCCAGTTAATACGGCAGTTACTGGTTCAACCATTTTGCTTCTCAATGAACCTATCAAGTTTGTTTTCTATTCTTAATACTAACTCCTTGATTTCTTTCGTTTCATTGTGAAGCTCGGATTTTGTGGCATAATCTTTCGCTAAATCTTCTCTTGTTTTATTTAAAAGTATTTGTAATCTTTTTACTTCTGAAAACATTTTAGAAAATGCCCACGCAAATGGTCCTAAAACCACAGTTATAATAATGTTCCACATCATCATAGGGTCAAGATTCATACCACTCGCCTTTTCTCATCATTTGTGATAAACGAATGGCTCTTTGCCCTACTTGTTTTGCCCATTTAGAATCTAACATCTCATTTGCAGCTTTTTCCCAATCTTCGTCTTGTATTGCAGCAAATGTTTTTACCCAAGTATTAGCATTAAATCTTTTGATACCCATATTAAATACCATATCTAAAATTACAGCTTGTCTTACTTCATCTAATTTTTCTAAAAATGCCCAATGCTCTACTTCTTTGAGTATTCTATCCAAATCATTTTGTAATAAGTATCTAGCTTCATCTTCAGTTATTCCTATATCCTCTATATTTCGCCCTATACCTATGGTTAGTTTATCAGAGGTACATTTATATGGCTTTAACTCTAAACCCTCATGTAGGGTCAACATATCCAATAATTTTTCTCTTACCATTATACTCTCCTATATCTTGCTGTCTTTTTTGCAATACGTTTAGGTTGTTTACTAAATTGTTTACCAGCTTTCTTTGCTTTACGTTTAGCTCTTGTTGTAGCAGCATATTCAGCAGCTGTCATATTTTTAATTGCAGCAGAAGGTAAATATCTTTCACCAGTTACAGAGGACTTTTTACCTGATTTAGTTCTCCACTTTTGTTTACCCCAAGATTTTAAACTTCTTTGTGATTTGGCTAGTGCCATTATTTATAACCTCCACCAGCTGCTTTATACCTACGAGCTAGAGCTTGAGCTTTTCGAGCTGACCATTGTCCAGCTTTTGTCCCATAAGAATTACTAGCTTTTATTTGATTAAATAGTTTTTTTCTCATAGTAGGTTTAGTATAATTACCAGCTGCATTCACTGTTGATTTAGATTTTTTCTTTTTCATTATTTTAAATTATCCCTTGCTACTTTTTTAGATTTTTCAAATGACCTCATAGCACCTAGTCCTAATAAACTCATAACTAAAGTTATTAATCCTTCTACTTCTAGTTGTGGTGGTACTACATCAGGCATCCATATACCAGTTGCCCAAGTAAGTATAGGTCCTACAAAGAACTGCCATAATAAACCTAAACAGCATACCCACATAATAGCTGGTCTTGCACCTGATACAAATAAACTAGGATGCTTTGCTTGTTCTTTGTTTACTTCTATTTGACCTTTTGCTAGTTCTTGTGCGTGTTTTTCTGCTAATGTAGAGAGTTTATAAGCTATTTCGTTTTTTTTATCTTTATCTTCTATAAACTTACCTAGTAATTTGGTCGCTGGTCCTATAAGTGCTGTCAAAGCCATAATATCTCCTAATCTGCACTAAATGTTCCTAGACTGCTCCATAGCGAACCAGGA